TGGTATTAATTCTGGTTAATCCAACTCCACCACCTTCATAATTATATACCATATCATTGATATTATGGTTTCTAATTGTAGATCCGTGAATACCCCTGTCGACAATTTCTAAAGATCCAGAATTAACTTGGTTATACGATATAATTTCATTATTAATTAACATATAACCAGTGTTTACTCCAGCAACAGGAATATTATCATACACCAAAAATTGTGAAGTGTCTGCAATTGATACTACAGTTGAATCTGCAGTAATATTAGCAATTAATTGTGAAGGAACCGTATCAGGGAAAACACCACTTATTTTTACATAATTGTTTGATGAATGCATACCATGACTATAGTTATCAACTTTAAATGTATTGCCAGTATATAAGTCACTCAAATCTCTAGGTGTTTTTGATATAGTAGTATTTGCTAATGAAACAAAAGCACTATTTTCATCTAGAACATTCAAAGCAAAACCTTGTTGAATAGTATTATTTTTATTGATGTTGGAGATCAATAATGTATCTACCCCATTTATTGAAGAAACACCAACAATTGCTCCATTTCCTATTGGATTTGTTTCCGTTTTTATACCAAGTAAATCACCAACTGAATAACCACTTCCACCATCAGTAATAGTAACAGAACTTAATTGATTGTTGCTGAATGTCAAATCTGCAACAACATTATTAACTTCTGGTCCGAATCCATTAATAGTATATAATTCAGCATCAGTATAAAGGCCATTAGAATATCCCAAACCAACATTATTCGTTGTTATGCCTAATATTTTTCCACCACTTTGTTCTATGAATCCATATGGTAGTCCATCAGCAGTTCCATCACCAGTTCCAAATATAATTTTTCTACCATAATGATAGAATTCTGGATCTAAATATGATGTTGTAATTCCAATTATTTGTTTTTTGGGGAATGATGTTATAGGATTTGAGACCAAATTTTCAATATTTGCATCATATTCTTCATTAGAATTATTATTAGATAATATTGGATTTGCGAAAAATGCTGTTCCAGATTTTACAAATTGCGCTTTATACAATTTAAATTTTAAATCCTGTAAGAGAGATGCAGTTGCAATAGAACCGTTTTGTGGTTTATATAAATTTCCACCTATAAATTGATTGGAGTAAATTATTTTTTGCGAATTTGGAAAAGTTTGTGTGGAAACTGTAGATTCATTAGATATAGCAGTCCAAACAGAATATAAAGAAGATGATGATGAAAATAATATTAATGCATATTGTTTATTTGGTTCCAAATAAACGGGAGATTTAAATTTAACATTAGTTGCAATACTACCATCAATGGATGTGGTTATGTTTTCTGGTAAAACATAACCTACTGAAAAGTCTTGTAGTATTTTAGCAGTGGGTCTACCACCAAGATCAACTTCTCTAATTTCTACAGATACTTTCTCAGTATCATCTTTATTTGCAAAGAATAAATCCACAGATGTTAAAAATCCACCTTTATTATCAACTTTAAATGATTGTGAAAGATAACTCTTACCTGTTTCTAGTGCTGTTCTTGTAGAAACAGGTCTTCTAAGTAAAGATATATTTGAAGATTTTGGATTATCACTTAGATATAATGAACTTTCGCAAAAATAATTTCTTAGTGATATTGTAGAAGATGATGTGGAAGCATTATCTGTTTGCAATCTAAATGTTTTGTCACTAACATTAAATAGTGTTGATGGTGTTAATGTTGTAAATGGATTTCTAACATAAAAACATCCTATTAAATCTCCAACATTATCTGTGATAAGATCTTGGGCAGTAACATCACATTGAGCTCCACTAACTTTACCAACTATACGCATACCTTCAAATACGTATCCATAAAATCTTCCATCAGCATTATCTGATAAAGAATAAGTATCGAGGTTTAGTACTGTTGTTGATTGGGCATAATTTGATAGTATTTCTGTAGATTGATATGGATTAACTGTATAAGTCTCTGATGGGGCACTGAACAATCCATATTTATGGTTTGGATCGCACAATCTAGAAGAGAAAACTTTTTTATCATCAACATATCCTTCAATAGTTTCTCCAGTCGAAAAAATTCCATTTATCATACTAACTTTCAAAAGTTTTGGGATAATATCAACTGAAGATGATCCATCGAGTGATGATTTATATCTACTTAATGGCATTAATTGTGAAGCAGAAAATTGTATATTTCTACTTCTCATTTTCTTACTATTTTCAGAACTTAAGTATAAGTTTGAAATATATGAATTGTCCCATAAACTCTGTGTTCTAACAATATTTCCTTTCTTATTATTGATTGTTTTTGCCCACAAATCAGTCGATGGAAAAAGTGTAACTTTCCCATCAAAATTTGATAATCCGTGGGGATTTAAGTTTTCTTCAGTAGTCGCAAATTCTTGAGAAATGTCTGCCCATCCAGTTTCACTATAATTTAAAGTTATCAAATCACCAGTTTTTTTGATATTTGAATCTAATAAATCCAAATCTGTAGAGTAATCTGCTGATTCTAAATTAATATTATTACTTGGCAAAATTTGAGATTTTAAGGTATGAATAGAAAGATCAGTTGTTAATTCTCCATCATTGCCATTGATAGATGCTCTTGTATCTTGATTATTGAGATCAATAGATTTTGTATCGACAAAACTATCTGCAAAAAATCCACATTTAAATTTGGAAAGTCCTAGTCCATCATCATCAATAACTTGTAAGGATTTTACATCTAATTCTAATAAGGTTAAAGATGCAAATTTTTCTAAATTTTCTATTCTACCTTCAAGAGAACCAATATCCTTCATTGTATATCTTCTATTTTCAACTAATGAAATTTTTATATCATTAACATCATAAACATATGCAGGTATTTCTAAAGTTGCAATATTCATTGCATCACGTATTTCTGTAGGTGGTTGTGGATTGAGAGATCCAGATCCCACTATTAGTTGGAAATTACCACCCTTATTAAGTATCAATCTATCTATTCTAGGAACATAATATGAGTAACTAATAATAGATGATTCATTAGGTGCTATAACAAGTTGTGGATTTGCTAATGATGTTGCAAAATTTCTTGTATCAAAAGTAAATGGTGATGTAATCAATGAATTAAAAGTTGATACTCTTGGTCTAAAATCGAGAACATCTGATGATTTTAAGTTATTATTTAAAGTAGGAACGAAATTTTTATAATCGGATGCATTATAACTACTGGCAGTGTAAAAATCGCCAGAATCTGCTTCAGAAACACTAAATGCATTATAGATAATGGTTAGTTTTTTAGCTGGAACAACTGTCCCTGAAGAACGTACTATTTTTGAATAATCATAATACTGTGATTTTTGCCCCTTATCTAAGATAAAATCGTCAGTTCTATTAATATAAGCTCCTGGTGTTAATGATGAAATTTGTGCACTAATATTTGATTCTGAGAAAGAAATTACATCAGATGGTGTAAATTTATTTGAATTTAAATAAACAAATGTAATATCGGTCGAGTTTATACTTACAATTTGTCCAACTGCTTCACTTATTGACCCAACAATTCTTTCACCAATAATAGCACCAGAAATTGAGGTGGACGAAAATGATAGTTTATCTAAAATTGCTTCAGAACTATTAGTTGACTCATAAATTGCAATTACTTCAGAAACATCTGGAACATTGAGAGAAATATCTACATCTTCAACTCTAACTCCATAATATTTACTAGTTGTTAATCCACTTATTCCGTCAGATATTCCCAATGATGTTTTATCAATTGTTATTTTTTCACTTTTTTTATGAATTTTCGATTTATTTCTAACTACAGTTTTCTTTAAAGTAACCATAACTGTAACATCAGTTTCCTCGGGTTTTAGACCAGTTATTGATAAATCTTGTCCAGAATTTGTTATTTCTAGTTTTCCTCCAGATAAAGTTTCTACTGTTCCATCACTGTAGAAAAGAGAATATCTGTTTACAGAATACGGTTCAAATGTAGCATCAGAAATATTGAAGTTGTCTACTGTAAGTGACAAAGATCCTGTTGATGAAGTTGCTTTTCCAGTTGCCTGTTTAATTATTGTTAAAGAAGATGATGATAAATTTACTGCCGAAATATTGGTGTTTGATAATGGAGCATATAAATTGGAATTTTCTTTATTCTGTAGTATCGATTCTCCAATAGTAAATAAGGTTTTTAAATTTTCAGATCCACTATGAAGTGATCCTAAACAAACATCATCAACATTTGGAACAGCACTGACGGTCATTTCTAACTTATTAGTTGAAATACTTTCAACTTTATTGAAAAATTCTGTTGCAAAACCTACTTTTTGGTAACGAATTATTGATCCTAATTTAATACCATCAAAAAGTTTTCCTGGAGATGTAATTGTACTAATTCCAGAATCTTCTGGTGTTATAATAATTGAATCTGAAATATTAAAGTTTGGAGCTGTTTTTTTATTTAAGAAAACGTCTGCAGAAAAATCGGTACTTAATCCAGATAAAGAAAGTGATGAAGAATTTTGATAAATTGATTTTATATCTTTACCACTATAAATCTGAATATCTGTTACACTTCTTTTTATATTTTTATTTTCGTTAAATTCTAATTCCTCATTAACTAAAAAAGTGCCAGAAGTTTGATAGACATATAATACAGAAGTACTATCTCGATCTTCAGAGATAAATCCAGAAGCACCACTACGCAGTCCTTTAACTCGTGATCCCTTTGAAACTTCGGATGGTAATACAGCATTTAAAGTTAATTTTGTGTATGTCTGAATATCGTAAAGATATAGGTTCCATCTACTAGAATTATCCACATAGGAACTATCTGATGCAGAAAATGAATATACTCTTGCTTTACCAATCGTTGTGCCAGTTCCTACAATATTACTTGATTTTCTTGAATCAAAAAGATCTACGGTATGAGAATTGTTTAGACCTATAGCAGGACATCCAGAGACATTATTAGTAACAATAAGACTTCCCATTTCAAATTGAACTGGGGATACTGATACATTATTAGTAGATCTTGCTTTTTTAATATCTAAAACATTTGTTGAAGACTTCTCAACTTCATTACCAGAAACGTAAGCTTTTCCAGAAGAAACTTTTACGCACAGTAAATCTTCTTTGGGCACATTATTTTGTTCTGTTCTTTCATTTTTCTTATATAATCCACTTAAATCGGTTAAATTATTTAAAGAATCAACAACATCAACTGAAAATGGACTTACTGCAAAATGTCCAGATTGTTCAAAAGTTCTTTTTGCAAGATAATCTTTAATTAAAGAATAATCAGAAGTATCTCGTATTTTATTAACTACACCATTCGTTATTCTTAATATCTCAATAAAATTTGTATCATTAAAATCTTGTAATCCTTGTTTTGATAACTTTGTTGTTAAATTAAATCTATCAGCGCCTGGTGCAGAATAATTCGTAAATCCTTTAGCATTATCATATAAACTATTATCATCGAAAGATGATGTAAAATTTTCAGTTATGCTTAATCCAACTCTATATGATGGTGCGTTGGTATATTGATCTAAAATTATTGTATCTTGACTTACTTTAACAAATAACCCTCTTATAAAATATATTCCAGGAGATATTGAAACTGCTGATCCAATTTTTACCGAATTATTATCTATAAGAGATCCAATTGTATTACCACTAGTAATCACAGTATTCCCATACTGTATATTATCCAAAATAGTTAATGTTTCTCCATCTACAAAACTTGTATTTTGAAAAGATGAATTTGAATTTGTATATTTTACATATAAAGTAGTTACATTTTCTGTAGAATCTACTCTAGATAAAACATTTTGTATTACAGCAGTAACTTGAGAAATATCTCCAGTAATTTTTTTGCCAATTAATTCTTTAAAATATAATTCAACATCCAATCCCAAATGAATTGGATTAATTTTTACTGCATAATAATTTGGATCATATGAAACTTCGCCTGGTACGACAACAGATCCATCTTTAAATATACTCTTACCTAAAGAAGATACCTGCTCTTGAAGTATTGATTGTAGAGTAGTTAATTCTCTAGCTTGGACTGGATATCCTGGTTTAAATAATACCTTGTAATAATTTTTTTCAGCGTCAAAATCATCAAAATATGGTGAGACGTTTAAATTTGTTTTAGACATTTTGATCTTTAGAATTCCAGTACGATTTTAATATCTTCTTTTTGTTTGGGATTTCTATTGACAATAGGTCTATTGTCAATATAAACAACATCTCCCGTTCTTTTATTTATCTCAGGTAAAGATATTCCATTTGAAAATGATGAATTCAAATCAATTGTTTTTGAGTCTGAGACATCAAATGTTGTTTGATTGAATGATGGATCTATTCCAGCACTAAATCCTGATGATGTTGTAATTAATCCTCCCGCAGTTGAAAAACCTATTGGTCTTCCATTTTCAAATACATCTTTAGAATCTTTTTGATCATATGATAAAGTATTATAATATAATGATCTATCATTAAAATACTTTAATATCTTAGTTTCATCATCATATGATGCAATATATGCAACTGCGGTTCCAACACCAGTAATTGACTGATAAATTTTGGTTCCTGGAATTGCAGACGCTGATTGTGATATTGTATTATCAATCAGTTTTAAAGAACCTAAGTTTGAGAAAGTACTTTCTGTATATTGTGTATCACCTGATCCGTATATTGTTGGATTTTTCAAAATTCCAATCTGCGAAAATTTAACATCGGATGGAAAATCTTTTGTAGAATCATCAAATCTAGCATATAATAAAACTCTCTCACATCCAAGTTCTGTGTAGATATCATATCCATGTCCACGTGATGGTGGAATTATGGGAATTAAGTGGGCAAAAGAAGTTGCTCCTTGATTGATTGGTGAAAGATCTACTCTACCATAAGTATAATCTTTACCCCCACTTGAAACAATAACATCATTTATTTTTCCACCAACAACATCTATAAGAACTTTAGCACCACTGCCATCACCAACTATGTTTAAAGTTTCTGATGATTGTGTATATCCAGATCCAGAATTTTCTATGAATACTTTTTTAATCTGGTTTTCATTTATAGATGAATCGGCACTTTTTCTTATAGCTTTAATATCTGAATTGTCAGTTGTTTCCCAATCTGCTGGAACAGGAACATATTCGATAGAGTCAAATTTTACAATATCACTAGGTGAAACTGTAAACATATATTTCCAAATATAACCGTCACCACTTTCACCTGCTCTTGATGGTTCTAAATCGACAAATGATGGTTCATCCTGTGATGGATTACCTAATCTATTAGTATCTCTAGATCCATTATCAATACACACATATACTCTAAAATCTTTATTAATTATATAATAGTTTGCATCATATAATCTATTGGAATTAGTTTTTTGTGATTGATTGGATACTGAGTAATCATGACGATACATTTCATATATTGTATTCTTAGTCCATTCAACTTTACGGATCAATCTCCTAACATTATCTGAAGTTATTTTCTTGCCAAAAATTGCAGTATCTTTAACATGATTTACATAACTAAGACTATCTTCTGGAGATGGAATATTTGTATTCCAATCAGTTGTTCTACCGTATCCAACATTAGATGGTGTAGGATTTGCTAATCCTAAAAATATATAATACGAATTGTTAGGATCTTTTACAGAATCCACAAAGTTTTTAGCATTTAAAACCCTAAATTGATCAGTGACGATGGCAGCCATTTATTTTTATTATTTGCTAATACAACTATTTAACATTATTTATACCTAATCAGGATACAAATATCTTATCAATTGCACCAGTATTTCTTAAACCAGTGGATCTTCTATGTACTGATGGGAATGATGTTAATCCAGATGATACTTCATAATCACTCAAATCAATAGAAATTTGTGAAGTTTCAGATCTAGTTATTCCCGATAATCTTCCCCAACTAAATTTACCAACCACATCACCAGAAGTATTAATTCCAGTAGGATCAATTGTATCTTCGTGAATATTTGAAATAAGTTGAGCTTTTAGACTTAGATCAGTTATACGGTGAATTTCATATATATTGTCGCAATATGTAGTTCCAGTAGAAACATTTAAATTTCCATTTTCACTAACTGATGTTACTCCAGATCCAACTGTTGTTTCCGAGACATAAATTGGATATAAAGTTTTCAAATCTGCGAAAGATACATTTTGGTCATATTCAACAAAGAATTTAATTGCCATTCCATGTCCATTAACTCCACTGGTTGTTGTAATTCCTGTAATAATTCCAGAAAAACCTTGAACTATAGATATATTTTCAATATCCTCTGTTAAAATATTTTCAGTCGGAGCAATAACTTCTGGAATATTGGTATTAGTATATCCAGCGCCAGCATTTGTAATATCAAAGGGACTTGTAATTGTTCCTGCTGCAGAAACTGTCCCATAAACTTCAGGTAAAGTTCCCCCATACGGTGGAGTTCTAAATTTCAACCTAACACTATTTGCAACACCAACATATCCAAATCCACCATTAGAAACGAGAATATCAGTTATTTCACCATCACTAGAAACAACAGAAGTCATAGATGCAGATACTATTTCATTATTTTCAACAATTATAGACTTAAATTCTCCAATATCCAGTGCAAAATTATTTTCTTCATAATTGAAAAACTGTGCTTCGTCTAAGAAAATTTCATTATCTGATGCTGAAACCGATTTTATAATATTTCCAACAGGAATAATTTTGCTTTCTAAACTATCCCTATCTTTTGTTCTTACAACTTGACCTACAATAGAATCACTTTTTTGGGGTAATAAATCAACTGGTTTTGAATTTATTTGATTAATTCCACTCCCAAAATAAATACCTGTTTCAAAAGTATCCGATGAAACAATAAATGACATTACTCTAGGATCTTGCGAACGTGTAGTTCTTATTGACGGATTTTGTCGTATTTGAATACCATCTCCAGGTTTTAAATATGGATAAATAGTTTGTTCCACACTATCAACACCAGCAGTACCTCTATAGAAGAAAATATCAATATCATCCTCTTTCTTGGGAGATGACTTAAATGCAAACGTGGTTCCTCCTTCATAAGTATAAGAAACTCCAGGTTCTTGCATAACTCCATTGACAAAAATAAGTAAAATAGTTGAAAAATCAATAGTATCTGCAGTACTATCATCCTGACTTTTTTCAAAACTTAACAATACATTATTTTTAGATATAGGAAATCTTGTTCTCGTACTATTTTGTAAAGATTTTATTGAGTCAATAATATCAAATTCTCCGACTTGCCAAGAAGCAAAAGTATCAGATTTTACCTCAGAAACAGTAAATATCATTTCTTCTAATGGAGTTAATAGACCACGAGCAGTTGTTAACCCAGAAAGTGCAAATTTATCCCCCCTTTCAAAAGAATATCCATTAGTTGTTACTTCATAATCATCTATAAACACATAAGTCGATCCGATACCAACAGATAATGATGGTGAAACATCGACTGTTATTGAAAGACCTACTCCAAGTTGTTCTTTAAATCCATCAATAGATGGTCTATAAATGCCAATATGTCTTAAATTATCATATGTTGGATCTGTAAGTGCAGCCTGTGGATTATTATATCCAGTTCCACCACTAACAACTTCAAAGGATTCTATTTGACCACCAGAACATCCGAGTACAATAGCACCCTCCGTTGCTCTTACAAACTGGTGATTAGGTTGTGGAAGATGTTTTACAGCATTATTATTCTCTGGACCTGGTACAAATGTGTGTACAGACTGTGGTTCATGTTTAACACTATCCGCAATTGGTGTACCAAATAATGTTAATGGTTCGGATGGTAATTCAGAAGCATTTATGACTATAGTATCACCTTGGAATCTTAAGGCATTAGTATTCTCTGAACCTGGTACAAATGTATGATTCGATATATCTGATGAAGATCCAATATCAATTGTGAATGTATTATCATTAACGTATGTTATTGGTAACCATCTATTACTTGGATAATCATAACCAGCGCGTGGATATAATTTTTCTGTAACACTACCATCAAGATCACACTTATAAGTTAAAGAATCATCTTCAACCATAATATAATCACCAGTTTGTAGTCCATGTCCATTTACTTCAAACGTTACAATTCCAGTGGATGCATTGTATGGAGCATCGGTGACATCGTGGGATGTATATGGTACATCAACTATTGTTATTGATTGACCAGACTGAGATCCATTGGGATCTGGATAATTAATTAGTTCATTATTTGCGTTTTGGAAAACAAGCGCACTATCAACTAAAACAATATTCCTTTGTTCACCTAATCCGTGTGACCCAATAGTTAGTGTTAAGTCTTTGGTTGAAGAATCATATGTTGCTGGACCAGTGATAACTGCTCCAGCTGTTGCACCTACGAATATATGTGGATCAGTGTTTGTTGATGGGATAGTTGTTAATACTTGGAGTGTAATTGTGGTTGCAGTTACTGACTCAATTTCAATTGAAGTATTATAGAATGGGTCATTACCATTTGATCTAGGATATGACTTCTCAGCAGCAGCACCAGTAGCACCATCAAATCCACAACTGAATGTTAGTGAGTTAGGTGCTAATCTTACATGTGTACCAGCTGTCAAACTATGAGCACCAATTTCAAGAACCATTAATCCTGTATCAGGATCATATGATGTTCCTGTAGTTGGTGTGAATGTTACTTCAGAAGGAGTAAAATAAACATTTTCACGCGAAACTCCAGCATAAATTGTAATAGTGGTGGAAGTAACACTTTTAAT